CCGTCAACCGTCGCCTGGAAGGTGATCGTTCCCACGAACGTGCCGCTGACTTGGAACATTGCCCGGTTGTACCCCGCCATGAGGATCGACGTCCCCGCGCCAGTCGCCACCGCTGCGGTCTGCATTGCCGTCACGCCGGATTGACGCGCCATAATAAGCCTCCAGGATTGCACGGTGCATGGGCGCATGCCGGAGACCGGCACGCACCTGCACCCGTCGTGTTAGATGCCTTCGAGGTACGCCAGCACCCATACCGTTACCACGATGTCGGCGGTGATCGGCGTCCACGATGCCGTGGTCAACTTGACGCCGACGTACGAACCGGCAACGCCCCGGTCGCTCTCGCGAGGCTGCTTGGCATACGCGGCGGTGGTGTCAGTCGCGTTCAGCGCAGCCTGCAATCCGGTGACGGTGCCATCAATCGTGGCATCGGCAGTCAGCGTCCCGGCAGTCCGTGCGGTGCTGGCGCGAACGCTAATGCCGACGATCTCGAAGTCGAACGGCAGGGTGTATCCCGGTACCGCGAGCACGTCGTCAGTGGTTGCGGCGCTGTCGCGCACCTCGATGACGTTCATGGCGACGGCGGTCTGGCTGTCAGCCACGTCGGCCTGGCCGAAGTGCAGCGCGATTAACTGGCCCTTGGATGTGATGCGTTCGATTGCGGTCATGTGCGTTCCTTCAGGCAAGCGTGACGGCCGGTCACCCGACCGTCACCTGCCCATCGGCTGGTGTCGCGTGTTAGGCGACGGTGATGTTGAACAGGACGTCAGCCGCCTCGATGCCCGATGCAGCGCCCGTGCCGGAGTACCGGCCGAGACCCGCACGGACGTAGAGCGCGATCACGAACTGGTCCGTCTTGATGTCGCGGAAGGTCTCGACGCGGATGCGCCGGCGGAACCCGAGACGGAAGCCGTTGCGATTGAATGCGACGACCTGGCCCTTGACGTTGTTCGCCCCGGTCGTTGAGACCTTGCCGTCAGCCTCCGTCTTGGACATCGCCATCGACGTGATCAATGGCGACTGCCCGATGCGTCCTAACTGTCCGGTCAGGACGGTTGCCGATGGTCCGAACTTGTCGACCGAGATTACCTCGTCAAGGCTCGCGCACGCGTCGGCGGTGGACGGGTCCGCGCAGTAGATCAAGTCGGCAGGGTTGGTCGGATGACCCCAGTCCTGAAGGAGCGCATCCGAGCGCATGCGCGACTGCTGGCCCTTGAGAAGACCCCATGTCACCGCGCCAGCCGCGTCCTTCTTGTTTGCGGTGTTGTCGACGATGCCCGCATGGCGGATGCCGTCGAACGCCAGGTAATGCTTGGTGTCAGCCGGGTCGGCGTCATCAAGGTTGATGTTGCCGGTGGCACTGTTGGTCGTGTCGCCGTTGAGGATCAGGCTGTCCATGTAGTGCGCGGTGGCACGTGCCAACTGCGCCCGCAGGAACGGCACGAACGGGATGATGGAGTCCTCATCAAGTTCGCCGGACCAGTACTGGTTGAAGCCGAGTTTGGACGCGGTGATGGTGACGCGGTTGCTACCCGTCTTCGTCGACGTGTTGGCTGACGCGTTGGATGCGGTCGCCTCGGAGAACAACAGCATCTCCGGCAAGTCCGCCTCGACCGGCACATACACCGTCGGGTCCGTCATTTCGAATTGCGGGATCAGCGCCATGATGCGGCTCTCGGCCTGCGCCGACATCCACAGGTCACGGACGTATTGCGCCCCAATCAACTGGCTGCCGAAGCCGCTCTCGGCCGAGTCCATCGCCTTGCGGTACGCGCTGGTCGCCCACCACATCCCCTTGGCCGCGAGTTCGCGATCAGCGCCTGCGAAGGAACTGACCGGCACGCGCGGGAACAGGTTGTCGATGGCACGCTGGTCAATCGCCTTGACCTCGGCCTCCGGCAGGTAATAAGCCTCGGAGATCGCCTTGAACGCGTTCTCAAGGTCCGGCGATGGTCCGCGTCCACGACCGCTGCGCTGTTCGGCGACGGCGATGTCGTAGAGGAACTCGACGTCCGAGATGTTGAGGTTATGCCGTGCGAACTTGGAACCAACCAATTTCTGGTCGGTGCCGAAGCGGATCTTCCGCACGAACTCGCTGTTCGGGTTGGCGACCTCGGCGTCGATGATCTGCTTGGCGATCTGTGCGGCGCGTGCCTCAAAGGCTGCGTCGCTGGTCACGTGCTCGGGAAGCCCTTTCAGGCGTGCCTGCACGTCACTGAGGATTATGCCGATCTCGTCGGTGTTCATTTGCGTGCCTCCAGAAATGCCCGCAATGCCTGCGGGTCGAATGCGCGGAACGGGTCCGCTGATTGGTACATGACGGGTTCATCCGTCGGTGGTCGATCCGTGGCAACAGGTTCAGGCGTCTCGTCAAGTGCCTCGACGACGCGCATGAGCAGGTCGTGCGCCTGCCGGATCAGCGCCTCGGTCTCGGGACTGATCGGTCCCGCGGCCTTCGCGTAGGCTGGTTCGCCTTCCCAGAACATGCCGTTCCGTTCGGCGGTGCCAAGTTTGGCGACCGTGTCGGCGTTCATGAACTCGGGTGGCTCCTTGCCAAGCACCTTGTACACACGCTCAAGACCGTTGTAGGCGCGACGTCGCGTCGCGTCATCGGCCGTGGATGTCAGCACCGCAAGCATCGCGCCCGCGACCGACGGCCACACGTCCCGCACAAAGCCGGTGCTTGCGGTAACGATATCACGGTCTGGCGGTGACGCGTCAGCGCCCTTGCCGGACTGACCGCGCGCCCACGCTGCGGCGCGTTCGCTCTCGGTGCGGCTGCCACCGCCCCAGAGCGCATGCGCGACCACGCCTGGTGACGGGTAGTCCGGATGTCCACGGTCCGCAGACGGCGCGTCAAGGTCGCCCATGTGCCTTGCGAACCACGCGCCCATGCGCACGGCCTTGTCGTCCGAGACGTTGCCTCCGGCCATTGCCTGCGCTTCGGCCAGCGTCTTGTCGGTGACCCCGTCACCGGACAGTCCGTCCGCGTGCCACTCAAGACCTTGGCGCGCGTTCTGGCGCAGCCATCCCGGTGCCTCGATCTTCGTCACCGACATGGCGGTACCGGATGTCGTCACCGGCGGATCGACGGACCGGACGCGGATCGCGTCGGCGTTCGCCGGAATTGGCACGACTGAGATCTCGAGGAGTTCCTTGCGGACATGTCGCACCGCCGTGCGTGGGTCCGGCGCAACGGTCACGAGCGCCTTGATGGTGTCGTCATCGAACGCCCGTGATGCGCGCAGGGACGCCATGTCCGGGTACTCGATTGCGAGCGGCCGGAACCCGACACTGACCGCGCGCAGGTCGCCACCATCTACCAGCGACCGCGCAAGCGCGCCGTACTCGCTGTCGTTGAAGCGGATGTCCGCCAGCCAGCCCGCGTCGCTGCGACTGATCGCCACGCACCGGCCGACGATGGCCTCGATGCTTGTGTATTGATGACTGTCAAGCACGACAGGATTGGTCAGATACTGGGTAAAGTCCCACCCTTCAAGCGTCACGACCTCGCCCTGACGGTCCAGCCGGTCGTTCGTGAACAGGAACGTGTAGATCGGCACGCCGTCCGCGCCGAGCTGCTTGGCCTGGTACGTTGCGTCGGTGTACGTCTTGTCGTTCATCGCGTCCTCAGTCGGTTTCGAAAGTCAGGGTGCACCGGCAGTTGACCACTTCCTTCGCCGATGGCAGGTCGTGCGGCGCCATGCCGGTCACGTTGCCGACGTGGAACGGCTGATCGAGCGGGATGTTGCGGTTGCGAGGATCGCGATGCGCTGCGACATGACTCTCGCGGGTCCGACTGTCAAGCGCCGCCAACCAGTTCTTTCCGGTCACGACGCCGGACTGTTGCGCGCCTTCGAGTGCGCCGGAGTTGTACGCGCCGACGACCTCGGTGCGCGCGATGGCGATGGTTCGCCATGTGGCTGCGTCCGTGAAGATTGTCGCGACCCGCGCCGATAGTTCGGGAATGCCCTCGCCGGCGTTGATCCCGGCGACCAGCGTCTGTTGCAGCGCCGCGTAGGTTGTCTCGTTGACGGACCGCGCGAACCGTTGCGCCCGGCCCTCGATCATCGCCACCGCCTGCGGCGAGTTCAGATCGAACCGCGCAAGGATGCCGAGATCGGTCAGGGTCGCATCGCCCGCGTCGCCGACCGTTGCGGTGATCAGCGGCTGGCCGAGCGCGCGCAGTCGCCGGTTCCACTCCGCAAGGCTGATCGGTTCCTCGGCTGCGTCGCCCGGTGCCTTTGCTGCCTTGGACCGCAGTCGCGATAGCGCGCTGGCCTGCTGGCGACGGAAGTATTCGCGCATCATGCGCTCGAACGCCGGTTCGTGCTTGTCGGTCTCGGTCGTGAACGCCTTCCATGTAGCCATGTGGCCCGCGCTGTCGTATTCGTGATACGCCTTGCCGGACGCGGTGACGGCCGGTGACGGAAGCGCAAGCACCGGCCACGCGATGGATTGCAGCGCCTTGACGGGTGCCGGTGTCGTCGATACCTCGGTCGATGGCAACGCCGTCGGTGGCGGTGCCTTCGCCAATCCGGCCATGGTTTCCTCGGTCACGGGACTGAACACGGTCGTGTTCAACCACGCGGCGTCGCCCCACGCAAACCCGGTCTTGCCCGGTGGCAGGAACCGTGGCGCCAGTTCCTGAAGTGCGCGGTTGAGTGGCACGCCGGCGCCGACCAGTTTGACGACCTGGTCGATGACTTCGGCGCGATCTTCCTGCAAGGTCTCGATGTCCGACGCATCGAACTCGACCTCGTCGGCCTCGGTGCCGAACAACGGGACCAACTGTTCGGTGATCTCGTCGGCCAGGAACCGCGCCTCAGGCAGCAGCGTGTCCGTCCACAACGCCTTCGCGGCCTGCTCGTAGTTGGAGTAGGTCGAATGCGTCTGGTCGCCGATCAGTTGCGGCGCGACGCCATACACCGTGCACACCTCGCGGACCCCGTACGACATGAGCGACAGGAACTCGGCGTCCTTCGGTGTCAGGTTCATCGGCGTGAACGAGATCGGTTGCGTC